GCCCCTCTGCCCGCGCTCCTCTGCGGTTCAAAAAAGCGATGGACGAAACATCGTCCATCGCCTGCAAAATGGGTACGGGAAGCCGGAGCGCCCTCTGGGCCGCCCTACCGCTTCCCGATGAAACCCAACCGCGGTTCAGCCGCGCAGCTCTGCACAATGTTTCACCGGTTCGGATTGTGCAGAGCGGAGTCTTTTTACCCGTTTGTCAGTCAGATGAAAGTTCATTGGCTGTTCTCCTTGCTGTGATACGCTCTCAACCATAGCACAGGTCCCCGGCTTTGTCAAGCCGGGGACCTGCACGGAGAGGCAACCGCCTCAGGCGGCCAGATTGCGGACGATATTGAAGATGGAGATGGCCAGCACCAGGAGCTGGACGGCGTTGAAGGCCTTCTCCACCGCCGCCTCGGAGCACTTCTTGTTGAGGCTGGCCCCGATAAAGCCGCCGGCGATGGCGCCCACGATCATCACAGGGGCGATGGACAGGTCGAACACCCCGAAGCCGGTGGTGAGGGCCACGGTGGTCAGCTTGGAGATCTGGGCGAAGAGGATGGTCACCAGGGAGCACACCGTGGCCGTCTTGGTGTCAAAGGAGAACAGGTAGATGATGAGGGCCACGTTGATGGGCCCGCCGCCGATGCCCAGGAAGGAGGAGCAGATGCCCAGGAAGACGCCCACCAGCAGGGACACCACCACGCCCCGCAGCTCCTGGCTGGGGATGCGGCTCTTGTTCTTCATGTAGAGGAACACGGCCAAGATGAGCAGGGAGAGCACCACGTTCTGCACCACGGTGACGGCGGAGTTGGCCCGGAGGGCGTCCACGATCACCTGGAGCAGCTTCTCCCCCGCCAGACCGCCCATCACCGAGCCCAGGGCCAGGGGGATGGCGGTGCCGAAGGGGATTTTGGTACGGGCCAGCATCTGCTTGCCGATGGACACCACCGACATGGAGAACACCGTCAGGGAGGAGAGCACGCCGATGGTCTGCACATCAAAGCCGTGGAGCACGTCCATCAGCGGCTTGATGATGACGCCGCCGCCCATGCCGGTGAGGGAGCCCACCGTGGTGGCGCCGATGGCGATGAGGAAGTAGAGCACGTACTGCAAGGGAACGCCTTCTTTCGATGGAATTCAGCGCCGGCTCAGCCGCCGCAGGGGGCGCCGCCCACGGGGGCGGAGTTGAGGGCGGGGTCCTTCATGCAGAGGTGGACGGCGGCGGTGGTGAAGGTGCGGGGCAGGGCCAGGATGTTGGGGTTGGGGCCGGTGTACTTGCGCATGGCGTCGGCCAGGGCCTCCTCGAAGGTGGCGCGGGTCTTGAGGCCCATGCCGCGGGCGATGCCCGGCTCCCGGGCGCCCACGATGTAGATGGCGCTGGTGTGCTCCTCGGCCAGGTGGCCGCAGCTCATCATGGAGAAGCCGTGGAAGGGGTGGAAGGCGTTGGCGAAGCGGTACTTGCGGATGTACTCCTCCTTGGTGGCGAAGTACTCGCCGTACCGGTTCATGTCGGGGAGGATGTTCATGTAGTCGTGCTGGAACAGGTCGTACAGCTCCCGCAGGTAGGGCCAGCGCTCGTCGTGGAAGTAGCCGTCGCAGATGGAGGACACGATGAACACGCACCGGTCGCTCATGATGCGCCTGTGGCGGATGACCTGGGCGGACAGGGCCTGCATCATCTGGATGGGGTTGGTGCCCATGCCGTTGCCGTAGTGGAAGTTGGTGGGCATGCCGAAGACGATGATGTCGTACTTCTTCTCCGCCCAGTGGACGTAGGTGCGCTTGTCCGCCATCTTCCAGGACACGGGCTGCATCTCCCTGGCCCAGCCGGAGTGAATCTCGATCTGGCGGCTCTTGGTGTCCAGCACGGCGTCGCAGCAGAAGAACTTCTTGCCCATCTTCTCCTCCATCCGCATGCCCTGCTGGTCGAACTTGTGCCGCATCTCGCTGTTCGTGGACACGGGCACGAAGTCCTGCCGGTGCATGACCTGGGGCACGTGGTGGGCGGAGATGCTCCGCCAGTGGGAGATGCCGGTGGCGCAGTGCTTATAGCCGCCGGAGTAGCCGCCGTAGGGGTTGCCCTGGGTGTGCCCGATGAGCACCGCCACGTCCGCGTCGTAGACGTACTTGTTCATGATCACGTGGTCGCCCTGGGCGGTGTAGCCAAGGTCTACCAGGTGGTCGTAGTCCTCGCTGTCGTGGCTGGTGATCTGGCCGGTGGGGTAGAACTCGCCGAACAGCTCGGGGCCCAGGATGGTCTGCATCTCGGCCACGGTGGCCCGGGGGTGCAGGCCGTTGGAGAACAGCAGCAGCACGTCCTTCTGCTCCACCCCGGCGGCGTACAGCTCGTCCAGGCAGGCACGGATGGCCACCTTCCGGTGGCTGGTGGGCTGGTTGCCCCCCTTGACGATGTCCGGGATGACGATGACCACCGACTTGCCCGGCCCGGCCAGCTCCTTCAGCGGGGGCATACCGATGGGGTTGCGGATGGACGCCAGGGTGGCGGCGTACAGGCTGTCCCAGTCCTGGGGCAGACAGGGGGGATCGGCCACCGTCTCCCCGGGGACGAAGATATCGGTGCTGTCGGGCAGCTGGGCGCTCATCAGGCCCTGCCCGTACTCAAATTCCAGTTTCACAAAATCACCTCTTCTAATTTACGCAAATTTGCTTTAAGAAAATTTTAACCAGGTGCGGCTCTGGAGTGACTGGAGCTCTAGGCGTACAGGTAAAAAATGATACTAGCTCGTTACTAATACGTTACTAACGGCGGATTCCTGGTGATTTTGTCAGGACAGCTTTTTCACCTCTTTGGCGAGATCGGCGGGGGTGGGATGAATGTAGGTGGCGGTGACATTTCCCTTGAGGGAGTGCCCCAGGAGCAGCTTCACCTTGATCTCGTCCACTCCGGCACGGCTTAGAAGGGTGGCGAAGGTATGGCGGCACCAGTGCGGGGTGGCCTCTGGTATGCCGAGCTGCTCTACCACTGGGGTAAACACCGAGATGCGGTAACGGTCGGAGGACATGCCTTTTTCCGCTGACAGCCATTGTTGCACGTAGGCGGAGATCTTGGGGTGGATCGGGATAATCCGGTCACGGCCTGCCGCGCTTTTCACACCGCACTGGAGGTAGCCACCATCCTCGGAGCGGTAAGCGAAGGGGGTAAGGGACAAGAACTCGCTGATGCGCAAGCCGGTATAGCACAGAACCATGGCCTCTGATGCGCCGGGAAAACCGGCCCGCGCCAGCTCCTCCAATTTGGCAAGCTGGAGATCATTGAGCGCCCCCTTTTTGACCTTGATGTCGACGGTGGGGATATCCAAATAACGAGAGTAATCTTTCCCGATAATATCACGTTTCATGGCGTAGGCGTGCAATGCGCGGATCAAAATTGCATCGTTATTGATGCTGGACTGGGAGCGGCCCTCGTCCTCACCCTCGTCCAGGATGGCCTGCCACTCGTCCAGGGTAACGCTGCGCATTTTACGGGCGGCGTAGCGAGAGACACGCTGGTTCCAGGATGCCTTGTGGGAGGCAACAGAGGATTTCCCGCTCCTGGGGTACTCCCGCTCCGACCAAGCGGTATAGACCTGTTCCACGGTCCAGGAGAGCATATCCGCACTGGGGGTCTGCCCGGCGGCAGCCTTGCGGTTATACTCCTCCAGCGCCTCCTGGGCTTCCTGGAGCTTGGCGTGGTAGCTCAGCGCCACCTGGCGCACGTAGCCGTCTTTATCCCTGGCGGAGATCTTCACGATATAGGGCCGCCGGCGGTTGCCTGAGAGCTTTACAATGGAGCCGGTGCCGTTTGCACGTCGCATGAGTAGGCCCCCTTATTTTTTGGCATGGCTGACAATCATCTCGGGCGGATTTAGGCCCCAGGAGACTTGCAGGGCGCTGTCCTGCCACAAAATGAGCTCCCGGCTGTAGACGCCGCACTCCACCCGAACGAGGCAAGAAGGGGCCTCCAGAGACGCAGAGACGCTGCCGCCGGGGCCTATACTGCCCAGGAGCTGCCCGTCCACATAGACGGAGACGCCGGTGCTGGCGAGTTCATTGTTGACCTGCATTACAGTGATTTTCATGGCGTTCACTCCCTGAAAATGATACAAATGTTCGATTCTTGGCGGTTTAAGAGGCCGGGGCCGTGGCCCCGGCTCTTTGCTATTCTCCGTAATGTGTGCGGCACTGGGCAATCTCAATGCGCCCGTCCCGTATGCGGTAGACCAACCGGTGGGTGTCATCAATACGGCGGCTCCACCAGCCAGATAGGTCTCCCTTTAAAGGCTCTGGCTTGCCGATGCCGTCATAGCCACTGCGGTCGATATCCTTGAGCAGTTGATTGATCCGCTTGAGCAGTTTCTTGTCCTGTTGCTGCCAGTAGAGATAATCTGCCCACGCCTCATCCTGCCACAGCTTATTCATCCTCCACCTCGATCAGCTCGTGGGCCTTGCCATTGCCAGCGTCCAGATCGGCGATGGCCCGGCGCAGGTGGGCCTGGTTGGTGGCGGAGTAGAAGGGATCCATCCGTACCTCGAAGGGCAGGCCGTGGCAGTACAGACACTGCTTGAGGAACATGGTGGTGGCGGTGGTCACGTTCAGGCCAAGGTCATTAAACAGGTTCTCGGCATCCTTCTTCAGGTTGTCATCAATGCGGATGTTGATGTTTGCCATACTATCATCTCCTTTGTGTATAGTATAGCATATGTGCGCACAATGTCAACACGGGTTGAAAGGTAAGATGTATCCAAATTGGACACGCTTATACGGACCCTTTGCCGTTATAGATATCGTTGCAGTACTTCGGTCAGAGTGTCCTTATAATTTCTGAGTTCATAAATATCAGATAGTGTAAATTTACGTTCTTTTTTGTTCTCGTCCGGGACAATCAAGGTTTTTTGATTGTCTGTCAGGCGAAGACGGCAAATCCATTTTCTGATGTTGCCCTTATACAGGATATTGATGTAAGACTCGGTATCCTTATATGTAATCTCATGGATGTCCACAAGGTCTGCAAACAAATTTTTTATAATGAAAAATGCCTCAAGTTCCTCCTCCGTTGTAACAATATTGGGGATTCGCTTCTCTTGCTCGACGGAATCTTCAGAAGGAGAAGGAATATCGTCAACGGGCTTTTGCTCGATAACGGAAACACTTCCACCGGAGCCGCCCAGGGCAGTTTTGATCTTATCATTCATCATCTCACTGATGAGGTCATTGAGGGCTTTCCGAAGGACAGGACGGAATTTTTCAATAACATTTTGTGTTTTTGGGCCAGAGTAGCAGCCTTGGAGGAAAAAGCGAATAAAGTCATCCGCAGGGGTATCCAGTTGTTCCGTAAAGACGCGCTTAAATTCATGGACGTACTTTAACTCAGATGCTGTACTAAAAATAGAATCAATATCAAAGACCGACTTTGAAAATTTCTTGAGTTCAGGAACCTGGTTCTCACGAACGTCCAAAATATTGATTGTCAGGAAGGGATCATCATCCATTTTGTTTGGGCTGTCCAGATCCGTATAGAAGCGATAGATAATACCGTTGGTGAGAATTGCAAACTTTGCTGTGGTGGTACCAAAATAGCGGAAGAGCTGAGAGTCATGCCGATCCAGATTTTCAGAAATGGACTTGCACTCAATGAGGATGACAGGCTGACCATCTCTGATGATTGCATAGTCAACTTTTTCACCCTTCTTTATCCCAACATCTGCGGTAAACTCAGGGACGAACTCTTGAGGATTGAACACGTCATAGCCGAGCATGGAGAAAAAAGGCATAATGATCGCAGTCTTCGTAGCCTCTTCGGTCTGAATGGAGTCCTTCATGCTCTCGACACGCTTTGAAAATTGCTTTAACTGATCGATAAAGTCCATAATCTGCGCTCCTCTTCTCCAATGTAAATGTGTCCAAGTTGGACACATTCATAAGTATTGATCCACCGCAAGGTTGCCATGCTTATACCAGCAGATGGCCTTGCGGACAAGATCCTCAGTAACGCCGAAACGCTCCGCCAGATCCCAGACCTCTGTGCAGCCTTCGTGCGCGGCGGCCTCCAGAGCGTCCAGGGGAAGGAACTGCTCGATTTCCCACTTGTCGGCCCGGTTCTCATGCTTTTTCTTTATATCGCAGGCCGCCCAGCGGTTATAGAAGCTGTAGGTCATACAATGACCGACCTCGTGGCCCAGGGTGGTGAACTCGTCTGCTACAGTCTCGAATTTCCACGGGTCCAGCGCGATCGCACGCCGGTCAAGCGATGGAATGAAAATCGAGAAGGACTTGGCGAAGGGCATGGTGTACCAATCTACATCAATCCCTTGATCCACGGCATAATCATAGAGCTCATAAAGATTCATTCCTGATCTTTCTTTTTCCTCCACTGTTCGGCCTTAAACCTGGCGTATTCGTACACATCATCCCACAGGGCGTCTCTCTCCTCGGGGCTCATATCCATATCCCCGCCAATGAATGCCGCCATGATGGCGTCACGATCCAACTCGTCCCCATTCTTCGGAGCGGGGGCGGGCTCTTTTTTTTCTCCAGTCAAAATATATTCAACTGGCATATCAATTACTTTTGCAATCTGAGGTAAATATTTTGTGTAGGACTTTGAGCGGCCTGTTTTCCAGGCGCTTACCGTTTTATCGGTTGTCCCCAGGGCTTGAGCAAATGCTTTTTGTTCAAGCCCCATTTCTTTAAGCCGATAAAAAATGCGCTCAAGATCTGGACTCACATGCACCCACCGTCCTTTTTGCTAAATCTTAGATATTTAGATTATGCGCTTTGCACAATCTTGAGAATTCTCGTAAAATAAGATTGACAATCTCGAAAAACGAGATTATGATTTAACCACAGGTAAACCAGAGGGCGCGGCAACGCCCCAGCAGACTGGGAAGGGGGTGCTCATATGCTCACAGAGGAAGCGAATATAGGAATTACACAGGAGGCTGTCACCTGTGCAGCCAGACATTTCGTTGCCGCTCATGAAAGTGCCGCAACTGAGATACCTGTCAAATTTGGTGATATCTGTGTGGGTTGTAGGTATGCGAAAACCTGCCTAGGCGACTGGTTAAGGGCGGCGGCCCCAATTTTTGAGGCCGCCCAAGTGTTTCCAACTTTGCTCCGAAATGATCAGTGACCAGCACCATGGAGCAGCGGGCATGCCCGGCCATCTGCGCCATTTCTACTACACCCATATTCCTGTGCATGGGAACAGGCATAGGCGATTACCTTGTCGCTGGGCGGCAGTCCGCCGCCGAGCTGGATACGCTCTACGGTCACGGTAATCATTTGCTGGCTGTTTGTTTCCGGACAAAGTCCAGACACTGTCTTTCGCATGTGAAACACCTCCTTTCTCCGCCCCAATATTACCATAGGGGTGGAGAGAGGACAAGGGCGCGGCAACGCCCACAGACAAAGATTGGGGAATGATAAAGATGTTTTTGCGTCCAGAGCCTGATGTACCTATTCGAGTCCTTGATATAGGATTTCCTGCTAGGAACCCCGATGCCGCCCTTGTTGAGAGGCAGAATAAGCGACATCCCGGTGGAGACGGGCAGAAAAGTCGGCGAGATATCCGGTCAATTCATGTATGTCTGGGGTGCCAGACTGCCGATAGGAAAGAGCCATCTTTGTCAGTAGCTGTAAGTGGTGTGATATTTCTGCGGACGCATAAAGCGCAGCGGTATGGGTGGCAACGACCAAAGAAGTGCCTCCAGTTGGAGGATCGTTGTAGACATAACGTACTAAGGCATCAAAGTACTGCTCATAAGCATCGGACATCTTCTGAAAATAGGCCGCTTTTAACTGAGAGGCCCGCTCATGGTAAGCGGTGAACACGACACCGAGAACAGAAATAATAGCTACTACATAGGGGGCAAGTTCCTCTGCCAAAGTTAAAAGGGTAGTAGGCACGTCAATCACATCCGCTTACATTACACTTCTAGTCAAATTTATCATACCACATCGAACAGTCTCGGACAACACCAAATTTGGAGGGGGTGAAGAGGTGAGGATCTGCGAGTTGATGGAGCAGAGGGGCATCCAGCGCATCCAGTTGGCCGACGCCATGGGAGTATCGCCTTCCTGCATCACCAAATGGGTGCAGGGGACGGCGCTGCCAAGCGCCGACAAGCTGCCCCGGCTGGCCGCCGTCCTGCAATGCAGCATCGACGCCCTCTACGGCTCCGAGCCGCCTGGGGGCGGAACCGGGGCCGCAAGCTGAGAAAGGAGTTACTTATGTTTTGCACACCGGAGCAGCGGCAGATTGGCCGCTGGATTGAGAACCATTATGACATTGACAAGATGCAGTGCGCCGAGATAGTCACCAAGAACGCGGTGCGCCTGACCCTCCGGGGCCACGAGCCCACCATCCTGATCCTCCGCCAGAATGGGCGGATGGACCAGATTCCCGAGGCGGCGCTTTTCGAGGCGGCCGTCTGACCTCATGCCAATATTGTACCCCCAGGGAGGAGTGATTACCATGCCGCAAGACAGGCGGAATATCTACAAAATCGCCCGCGAGGCGAAGGGGTTGACCCAGGAAGCAGCCGCGGAAAAGCTGGGGATCTCGGACAGCTCCATCCGGGCCTATGAGACCGGCCAGCGCATCCCGCCCCCGGAGGTGGTGGACCTGATGGTCATTGCCTACGACAGCCAGCTCCTGGGCATCCAGCACCTGCGGGCCAGCGCCGACATGGCGCGGAGCATCGTGCCGGATATCCGAGAGGTGCGGCTCCCGGAGGCCATCATGGAGCTGCTAGACCGGGTATATGGCTTTGTGGACGCCCACCGGGACCGGGAGCTGCTGCGCATCGGCAAGGACGGCATTATCGACGATCAGGAGCGCCCCATCTTCGATGCCATCGTGGCGGAGCTGGGCGACTTGGTGGAGGCCGCCATGGCCGTGCGCTACGCCAAGCAGGGACATCTTGAGGAGGGTGTAAAGTGAAAAAGACAACCAAACGGCCGCTCACGGACGAGGAGATCATGGCGTATGACAACGTGCCGATTGATGTGGCGGCCCGATACATAGGCTGGTCGTCCTCCACCATCTACCGCGCCCTGCGGGAAGAGCGGGCACCCTTCGGTTTTGCCGTTTGCAGCGGGGAGGCAGGGACGTGGACATACAACATCAGCCCCGGCCTCCTGGTGAAGTACAAGAGGGGAGACCTGCCCACCTACCGCCTCCGAGAGCTGGAGGAGGTCATGGTGCGTCACGTCCAAGAGGCGCTGGATCTGCGGCTGGCCGGAGTGTCGGCGCTCATGGGGAAGGTGCTGAGCGCATGAGCATGATACGGCTGGAGCTCAGCAATCGGGACTATAACACCATCGCGGAAGCCCTGTTGGAAAGCGCCCTGGACTGGGAGCACGCCGCGGACGAGCTGGGGCGTCTGCACCAGTTTTGCGCCCGGACAGGGGACCCGGCCTACGGGGCCAAGCTGGCCCGGTTGGACCGGGAACAGTACCGCCATAGGCGTCTCGCCCGGCGCAGGCGGGCCGTACTGGAGCGCCTGCGGAAACAGAAGGAGGCAGCATCATGCTGATGGAGCTGGATTATGAGGCCGTGTCGGCGCTAGAGTCGGCGCTGATCGTGGCAGAGGACAGCAAGATGCGAGATGCCAAGGACTGGGCCAATATCGCCGAGTCCTTGGGGGCATCGGAACAGCGCCGGGCGGCGGATAATCTGGCGGCGTTTTGCAGGGGACAGGCTGACCGCTACCGTAAGGCCATGGATGCCCTACAGAGGGCAAAAAAAGGCCCCAGTCGCTCGGACACAGCGACCAGGGCCTAACGTGAAGACACCTGTATTATAGCACACAATTTTGAGTTACACAAGGGGGTGGTGCGCCTTGATGGAGTTTCACTTCAACGCAGAGCTGGCCAAGCAGTACGGCGTGGATGGAGCGATTTTCCTCCACTGCATGGCGTTCTGGGTGGCTAAGAACCGGGCCAACGGGCGGCACTACCATGAGGGGCGGTATTGGACCTACAACACACTGGAGGCCCTGTCCAAGCTGTTCCCCTTTTGGTCCCGCCGTCAGTTGGAACGCATCATAAACGGGCTCAAGGAGGCCGGAGCCCTCCTGGCCGGAAATTTCAGCGAGGACAGGACCGACCGCACCCGCTGGTATGCCCTGGCTGATTGCATCCTGGAGGTCTATGGGGAAAGTGAGCCGCCCATTTCACGAAATGGTGAAATGCATTTCACCGATCGGGGACAGCCATTTCACGAAACGGTGAAATGTAATAAGGAAACAGTTACTTACCAGATAGATCCCCCTAAGCCCCCCAAAGGGGGCCGGAGGGGAAGTGCAGAGCTGGATGGGGCAGTCAAGTCCCTACTGGCGGAGTACGCTGCCGGAGACACGGAGCTGGCCGAGGCCTTGGATGCCCTGATGGAGATCCGGGCGGCGAAAAAGGCGGTGGACTCCACCCGGGCGGTGACCACTCTGCTCAACCGGCTAAACCGCCTGTCAGACAATTCGCGGGAAGTAAAGCTCCAGATCCTGGAGCAGTCCGTGACCAACAGTTGGAAGGGCATTTTCCCGCTGAAAGGCGGACAGGGCCCAACGAGAAAGGAGCCAAAACGATATGTCGAATAACACCCCGGAGCTCAGCGATGTGCTGCTCTACGACCCCGGCTATCTGAACCCTGAACTGCCCACCGGATTCTGGTTCTGCGCTGACCCGGAGGACGTGCTGGCCGTCCAGATCAACGCCGGATGCCTGCGGGCTTCGGCGGGCTGGGAGGCATTGAGCCGCCACGAGCGGTTTTTCCTCCAATTTTGCTACGTGCTGGTAGTCTGCGGGGACCCGGAGAAGCGGGCGGTCATGGTGCGGGAGTTGCGCCAGCGCCTGCCCAATGTCATCCTGCTGGCCGTGGAGGACAAGGGATTCTGCCGGTGCAACTCCGTGCGGGACCTCCGGGCCACCTGCGGACTGCGGGCGGTGGAGCGGATGCTCCTGGAGGCGGTGGAGATCCCAGCCTACGGCCTCCTGGACCTGGCGGACGTAAGCGCGCCGGACGTGTCCAAACTGGACAAGGTGCTCTTCGGCATCTCCAACCTGGACCGGGCCACGGGCGGGGCCGTCATGGGGGAGCTGTCCGTCTGGACGGGCAAGCGGGGCGAGGGCAAGAGCACCCTGCTGGACCAGTTTCTGCTGGAGGCCATCGACCAGGGGCAGCCGGTGTGCGCTTACTCCGGTGAGCTCCCCGCCTGGAAATTCAAATACTGGGCGTCTCTCCAGGCGGCGGGCCCCAAAAACCTCCAGGTCCGCAAAGACCAGTTGAGCGGCCGAGAGATTCCGCACCCGACCCCTTTCGCCCAGCAGATGATCGACGAGTGGTGGCGGGGACGGTTCCTGCTCTACGACATCGGCACCAGCACCTACCACGACGCCGCCAATATCCTGCGGGTGTTCCGCTACGCCCACCGGCGCTATGGGGCCAAGGTCTACCTGGTGGACAACCTCATGACCGCCCGCTTCCGGGGGAACGACCGGGACTTCTACCGGGCGCAATCGGAGTTTGTTGCGGAGCTGGCCTCCTTTGCCCATGATAACAACGTCCACGTCCATCTGGTCGCCCACCCGCGCAAAACTGACCGCATCTCAGATTCGGACGAGGTGGCCGGCATCGGGGACGTGACCAATCTGGCGGACAACGTCTACGTCCTGGAGAAGGAGGAGCGGGAGGACCGCCAGCAGGATTCGGTGCTTACGATCCTCAAAAACCGCTTTTTCGGGGAGCGGGGCCGGAGCATTGGCCTGAACTTCGAGCGAAGAAGCAAGCGGTTTTACAAGTCGGGGACGGGCAACCCGGACAAGGTGTACGGCTGGGCGCTGAGCGGGCGTCAGGCAGTTGTGGATTTGCCGGAGGGCGGAGAGGACCCGTTCCCGTAAGCGGAAGGAGGGCGTGCAGATGGAGAAGCGGCGGCTGGAGCTGATTGAGGCGGAGTGCCGCCGGCATGCCGCCCTGGCACGGGTGGACGCGGCCCGCCGGGCCGAGCATGAGGAGGTGGCGGAGGCCCTGGCGTGGGCGCTGCGCCACCTCGGGAAGGAGGAGCCCATATGCGTATCGGTGAGGCGTACACCTTTGTCCCCGCCGCCTTCGGCGCGGAAATTGGGGGCAAGGACACAAAAACCATCCCCCGGCGGGTGACCGGGCATATTGAGTACATCAACCGGGCCCACCGCTACTTCACCGTCCGGGTGGACACCGGGCGGGGAATCCTGCGGGAGAGCTTCAAATTTTAAACTGGAAGGACGATAAACGTGAAGACAATCGCCATTGTAAACCTGAAGGGCGGCGTCGGAAAGACCGTCACCGCCGTCAATGTGGCCGCCATCCTGGCCACCGAGTACGGCCAGCGGGTGCTGCTCATTGATGCAGACCCCCAGGCCAACGCCACCCAGTCTTTGCTCCCGCCGGGGGAGTACAACACCCTGGCGGGGCTGCTGACCATACCGGACGCCTACTACGACGACCTGCTGTATCACAGCAGCATCCGGGGCCTGGACGTATTGCCGGCCGACGACGAGCTGCGCAACCTGGACGTGGATCTGCTCCAGGGGGAGCGGCCCAACCTGCGGGCCATCCGTGACCTGCGGGACGCGGTGGCGGAGGATGACGCCTACGACTGCATCGTGATTGACTGCCCACCCGCGCTGTCCCCAGCCTGCGCGGCGGCCATCGCCGCCTCTACCGACGTGGTCATCCCCATCAAAGTAGACGCTTACTCGGTCCGAGGCATGAATGAGCTGACAGCCCAGATTGACCGCCTGCGGAGCATCTACCCGGACGTGCATGTGGCGGGCTGCCTGCCCACCATGTGGTACCGCTCGGACACGGTGGAGCAGGGGGAGCGGCTGCTCCAGGAGCAGGCCCCGGTCCAT